AACACCCCCAGCTATTGGGGCAGCCCCTGGCACGAACTCTGCCTAGCCGCCGATAACAGCGAGGACTTCTATACCTACCACGTCTACTACTGGTTCCAAGTCCCTGAGTATGAGGCCCAGGGGTTCGAGGAGACACCGAACCCCAGTCTCCTCGCGAAACTCACGCAATGCGGCTGGACATACGATGGGGAGGCGACTCTCCGCATCGGGAACGACCTGACCGACGCACAGCTCCAGTGGCGTCGCCAGATGATCGTGGAATCGAACAGCATCGATACGTTCTGGCGCACCTACCTGGAAGATAAGTGGACGTGCTGGACGCTGGGCGGCGAACCCGTCATGCCGTCAGAGTACATCAGGACCCTTCTCGCACGCGCCCGAGAGCCACTATCCGGCCTCTCCATGCCTCCAAGCAGCCCTCCGAGTCAGATGCTCCGCGTCTGGCTCCCACCGAGCACATCGGAGACCTACGTCATTATGGGGGACCCCGCCGAGGGGCTGGGAACCAGCCATCTGTCCGCCGCCGTGGTCAGGAGGATGTCCGACTGGGCGCACTGCGCCACGATCCGAGGCCATATCGACCCAGGGACATTCGGCGATTACCTCGTTTGGCTTGGCAGGTGGTACAATGACGCCTTGGTCGGCTGGGAGCGGAACAACCACGGCTGGGGAGTCATGGAAAGGGTCACGACCCACCACGCCTACAGCCCCGTCTACACCTATATGGGCGTCGGGGACCAGGCGGGAGACATGCGGCTGGGCTTCCCTACCAACGCCTGGACGAAGCCAGCCCTTGTCAGTCTCGTTCTTGCGGCAATGCAGACCGGCGGGTGGCATTCCTGGGACGCCGAGCTTATCGGCCAGTACCTCTCCCTTCAGGACGAGGGGAACGGCAGGTACGACACCGCCGTTCTCGACATCCTCATGGCCGACCTCCTCTGTCACCCCGCCAAGGCACAGGCCGCACCGCCATTCCAGAAGAAGCGGCGGGACAGAGACCAGCAGTATCTCATCCCACGCTATCTCAGGGCAGGGAGACGGTAGCATGACCACACTCACTGTCACCAACAACCCCGTCATCAAGGGCTACCAACGGCGGGTTAGGCGCTACAAAGACCGCAACGAGTCCATCCGTCGCTGGTATCAGTTCTACTTCGTCGAAGACCTCTACGCAGAACCCGGCATGAGCACCATCGCCACCCCGGACGCTAGAAACGCCGTAGACCTTGGCATCTACATCCTGAGCCGCAACCGCCACATCGACCGCATCCCCAGTTCCGGTCAGGACAGGCTGCAACGGGGCCGCATGAACAGTGGGGAGAAGTTCCTGGCAGGCATGTGGCGCAAGGTGGACTGGCTCCAGATACAACGGGGCACGACGGCCCACCAACGCCGTGTCATGGCCATGATGCTCCTGTCCGGCTGGTACGCCCAGTTCACCGCTCTCATCCCGGACCCGGTGACCAAGGAACCCATGCCTGTGGCCGACCTCTTCGACCCCGCCAGCGTCTTCCCCGAATGGGGCGGGCACCAGGGCCTGCTCTCCGCCGTGGACCACTCCTACTACTACTCCCTGGGGGCACTCCGTGAGATGGCTGCGGTGAACGGCTGGAACGAGCCCAACCTTGACGGCGACGACGACGAGATAACCCTCATCCTCGACCACTGGGAGGCAAAGCCGAACCGCAAGTCCCCAGGTAAGCCGGACATCATGCATAGCGTATATGTCGCTGCCGAATCCCATTCCTCTGATTCCATCTCCTCATGGCCCCAGACGGAGAGTATGGCCTGGCTCAGTCTCCAGGAGCCGACCAACCGCCGCACAGACTCCAAACGGGGCGGATTCGAGGAGCTGCCCTACCTCGTCGGGCCGGTTGGAGGTGTAGAGCTGTCACAGGCGTACGTCAAGGACGCCAACATGCTCATGGCCAAGATGGGCCAAGGCATCCTGGCTCCCATCGAGGGCGTCCAAGACGCCATCAACCGGGAGGTCTCCACACTTCTCCAAGAGGTCGAGGCCGCACGCATCGGACAGGCGACACCAGAGATCACCTCTGCCAGCGGCTCCGCAACCCTGGAACCAGACGAGATGGGGCGACCCATCCAGCGGCGCACGGGAGAGCAGGTTTCCTACCCCCACGCCTTCACCCCTGAACTTGCGGGGGCGTCGATCCTGATGAACTTCCTTCAGGATGTGTACCAACGGGCCACCTTCCCATGGACGGGGCAGGCACCGATCACCGCCTCAGGCGTGGCTATCGAGAAGTCCAATGAGATGGCTCGTTCCCATCTCGCTCCATACCGCAGCATGGGCCAGCACATCTACGAGATGACGGACTACATCTGGCTCCGTGACTATACCCGGCGTTGGGGCAGTGCCCGCGTGGGGCGCATCCGTCTACAGGGCAGCGTTATGGAAGGGCAGATGGCGGGGTTCTTCGATGAGGAGTTTGCTCCCGCCGATATGCCCGAAACCCACTACGTCAATTCCGATATACCTTGGGGTCTGGTGGAAGACGACATGATGAAGGCGAACATCGCCGTCCAACTCTCATCCATCCTCTCCCAGACCTGGGTTCGTGAGAACGTCCTCCATGTCCAGGACGACCTCCTGGAGCAGAAGCGTCGGCGTGAGGACTCCATCGGGGACTCGCCATTCATGGTGAACGCGGACATGGCTTCGCGGGTGCTGCCGGAGATGATAATGGCCGCGAGGGACAGCGGCACCGAGATGGACAGCACCCTGGCGGACATCCTGACCATCGCCCTCGGCCAGCTCATGCAGTCCCTGGCTCCTCAGCAGGGGCGAGGCATTCCAGAGCGGCCTGGACAGGGTAGCCCGGAGGCTGGCGGTGTCATGAATAACGCTGGCGGGGGACGGCCTGAACTCAGCCCCGCCAACCGGCCACCACCCACCATGGGCGAGCCAGAGGCCCCCGCAGGCGGCGGGACACTTGAGCAAGCTGCGAGGAACGTCTGATGGCAGACCCAAATGACATATCCTTCAATGACCTCCAGCTTGTTGCGCAGAACGCTGGGTTTGAGCTTCTGCGTGTGCCGGACCCATCGGGGAGGGGGGGCGATTTCTATCAGTTTGCTGGCAATCCATTCCTCTACTCTGGGCTCCAGGCCGCTTCGGACTTCTTGGAGCAGCAAGACGCCTTTGATGCCGACCCAAATATTCTTCAAAACATTGCTGGCCGAGAGCAAAATGGAGAAATCAGTCCGCTCATCTTCAATTTCCTGGAAACCTATCTGACCAACAGGATTGTGCGCAAGGCAAAGGAACAGTACAACCCGATAACGATGGCCGTAACGACGGATGACCTCATCAACTTGTATGATGCGTTCAAGACCACCCTCGATAAGCAATTCCCAAAGGCAACATCTGAACAGGCCGACCGCCTTGCACGACATATGTTTGATGAGCGGCTCTCAGCTGATGATCAAACACAAGACGACCGAGACTTCACCACGGCGTTTTTAGAAGACTTTTCGATAAACCAGAACATCCAAACCATCGTTGACCGTGGCGACTTCCGCAAGCAGTGGCGTGCCATTGTGTTGGAGTTTATGCCACCGGGTATGACTCCCGCTGCGTCAACCAAACTGATGTCGGACAAGACCTACACCGCCGTTCAGAACAAGTGGTTAGAGTTGACGGATAACCGAGATTTTGCGGGCATTCCTTTCGAGGATTTGGCCCTTGTTCTCATGGATACATTTGATCCCCGCACAGGCATTATGGCTGGATTGCAGCGAGAAAAGTCGGTCGATAAGGCGGCTGCACGGGCATCCATACGCAGACGGCTTCACGAACTTGGGTTGGTGCCTGAACTTCCACCGCCTGCGTGGTTTGACGAACTCGACCGCCGTGCCGACCAACTCCTGGGTGTGTACGGTAATGAGATAGCGGCTGCCGAGAATGCTGGGCAGCGAGTACCGAATATCGATGATGTCCTCCGGCGTACTCCAATTGCAGATTCGTTCCCAACAGTAGACCAGGTCCTCAAGTCAAGTGCCACCTTGGAGCAGCGTATTATCGCTGGCCTGGAGGCCGCTGGACGGGAGGTTCCAACAGACCCTGAACGGCTGGCGGTCTTTACAAAGGCGGTTAAGGCCGCAGCGGGAACAGCCCAGCAGCGCATGGATGTTGCCAAGTCACGGGCTGGAACAGATGTGGAGATTGATCCAGGCGAGTTCATTACGGAGGCAGTGGGAGAGTTCCCCACGGATGAGCAGTTGGGGTTTACGCCATCAGGCATACGCGCCGACGCTTTTGCTCCCTTCCCACCCGGCATGGACATTGCTAGACAGGCTCAGGAGACGGATGCAGAGCGCAGTGAGCGCTTCAAAAAGGGTGCGGCTGCTTATGCTGGGTACGTTTTTGATGTTGAGGGCGAGGATATAGACGAGGAAGAGGCAGAACGGCGACTTCGTGAGCTTGAGGCACAGATTGCTGAAGCAGAGCGACGGGCAGGAGACCGAATGGGTCATCGATGGGATAAACTTGGTCTTCCGATAGGGCTGAGTGACGAGGAACGAGCAGAAGCGAAGAAAGAAGCGGCACGGTTGAGGAAGTTTTATGAACGGTTCGTTGCTCCGCCTGCGCCTGCGCCTGCGCAGAAGAAACTCACTCCAGAGGAGCAAGCGGCGGAAGACGAGCAGAATAGGCTCAATTTCCTAATACAGGGGGCTATGGGTATCCGTGAGGCCCAGGCCCAGCAGAAGTCTGCCCGTGCCATCTTCAGTCAAATCGCTGTCCCGTCGCCCTTTACAGACCTTGAGCCGCTCCCAAGCATACGTCTATCTGCGGATGAAGACCTCTCGCGGCCCACGGCGGAACTCGCTAGACTGATGGAAGGCTTGGGCATTGAAGAAGCCGCCCTTAGTACAGCCAAGGAAGAAAGTGCGCAGCGTATCCGTTCTGCCATGAATATGCCACTAGAAGACCTCTACATGCCAGGGGTATCTCGGACATTCGGTTCTTTTGAGGCAGAGGCTTTTACCGCTGCCGCCAAGCAGCAGCAGGAGCTATTCAGCACCCGCGCCGAGGCGCTTCGTCAACGGAGGTTTGGATTGGAACAGGCCCAAAGCG